GACGCTTTCGATCGGCACGTTGAACGCGCGAGAATAACTGGCTTCATAGATTTTGCCGTCGCCTGCGAAGACGTCCTGTCGCCATTTCTCACCGGACAGGTATGCGATCACTCGCGCCTCGATTGCCGAATAGTCAGCGACGAGGAATGTGTGTCCCGGTTTAGCGATGAACGCGGTTCGGATCAACTGACTGAGCACATCAGGCACGTTCTCGTAGCAGAATTCCAAATATTCCAAATCTCGTTCACGCACTAACTCGCGCACGTTTTCGATGTGGTCGAGGTGATTTTGCGGAAGGTTTTGGATTTGCACCAAACGACCTGACCAGCGCCCGGTTCGACCTGCGCCGTAATATTGAAGCAGCCCTCGAACGCGATCGTCTTCACATGCTGCAGCGAGCATCGCTTGGTATTTCTTCGTGCTCGTTTTTCCGAGCAGTTGTCGAAGTTCAAGCACGCGTTTCGTCGTTCGATCGGTTGCCTTTGCTTTGAGGTCGTTGACGGTTTCCTTGTTCAGACTTTCACAATACACGCCGACGGTTTCCAACCACGTTTTGAGTTGAGCGACGCTGTTCGGGTTGTCGAGTCCTGTCAAGCGTTGCATCTCGGTCGAGTGTTCGGTCGTGAATGCTTCATCAACTGCAACTGCGGCTTCTGCCAATTCAGTATCAACCAAGACGCCTCGTTCATTGATGCGATTATCGAGCGACCAGATTTCTCGTTCGAAATCAGTGACCGGGAATTGCTGCAGGCGCTTGTAAATGTCGCGCATCGTGACCACGTCGCGCTCGGCGTATGTCTTGAACCGCTCCCATTTATCACGTGCGTGCTCAGGTAGGTTTCGCGTGCGTCCGCCGTTCGCGATCGTCGCGTTGCAAGGCTTGCAGAAATAATTGATCAGCGTGGTGCCTTCCTTGATCTTTTGGTTTTGCAACTGCAGCGCTGCACCTGCTTCGTCCAAGCTCATCGGCAGACCATTCATCGCGCACAAGATCATCGTGTCGAGCCACTCTTCGGGCGGCATATACTGCCCGAATTGACGTTTATATGCGTTCCGTTCGAAAGCGGTGTTGTGTGATATTTTCAACACATTCGGATCGTTCAAACCGTCGAGCACGTTTTGCAATTCGAGCTCAACGTCGAGCGGGTCGAAGAAGTCGATCACGCGCACAGGCTCATCATCCCACGCATAAGCGAGCAGCATGATTTCGAAATCGGGATGCTCCATGTATTTGTAAGCACCGGAGCGTTTGATGTCCTCGCCGCTGTATGTCTCGATGTCGGTATACAGCACTCGACGGTCGCCGATCGAGACAGTCGGCGCGATTTGTTCGCGCGGTTTCATGCTCGGCAGGATCGGGCGATCCGTTGTTGGCATGTATGCTTCGATCGTGCGTTCTTGCGTCGGGCTTGCGGGTTTTTTCGTCGCTGGTGCGCGTTTCTGCGTTTGTGCGTTCGTTTGCTTAGGCTGCGACGCTGTCGTCGTCTGCTCGTGATATTTGACGCGTCTGGTGATGCCTTTTTGCGTTATGTATAACAGCTGAGTCCTTATACCAAGAGCTTTACATGCTTTTTCGGTTTCGTTTTCGACCTTGTGCCGGCCCGTGACCACCGTCAAATAAAACTCCTCCTTGAGTTTTTTCAATTCTTCGATCGTGGGCGGCGTGTCGTCATCGTCCACGATCAACGTCTTGTGCGGTTTCGCGCTGTAATCAGCGCCGACGTATTCGAACGATGCGGCGATTCGAGTCGTGTCATACGTCAGCGAAGACGTTGCCGAATTTTTTTGCTGTTTATTAGATGAAGACGTTTCGCGCCATTTATTGTTTTTTGCCAAATGGCGACGAAGGCGGACGTGCGTGGTTCGAATGAAATATTTCGCGCCTTGGTTGATGTAATACTCGCCGAAGAAGTTGTTGATTTTCGTGCCCATTCCCAAGCCTTGGAAATCAGGTAGAATAACCAAGCGATGCGTTCGCCAAGCGTATTTATACGCACCTGACGGCATCGAGATGACGCTGTTCATCGCGACCAACGTGTCGCCCCAGTAAATCGGGTAAAAACGGCATGCGGGATTGAGTTCCGCGGTTAAATAGTGATGCTTCCTAAATATTCCCCACAAATCGCGAGCATCGGACTGGTAGATATGTAGGGTAATGTTTCCCCCAGGTCAGCACCTCGGCAGTCGTATATCTTCTCCGTGTCGAGGTCGATCACGATGTCGGGCTTTAGAAAAGGTATATAATCTTTGTGGCAAGAACAGAAAACCACGTGATGCAAATTCTTGTCATCGATGTATCGTTTAACTCCGTTACAGGTCGACTTTGCGACGTTGCGGTCGATGGTCGATGTGAACTCGTCAAAAATGCTATACGATTCGAGGTTCAACGCGAGGTCCGCGCGGAAGCCTTCTCCCACGGATAAAACGCGACGAGGCCTGCACCAAACAGGCATCGAGTTGAGTCCGACCGCGCTCAAGCGTTCGCTCGCGTCTTGAGGCGTCGCGAAGTTCGAGACGATCGCGTCGTCGTTATAGCTTCGCAGCTCGGTTTTGTAGTTTTTGAACTCACGCAACAGCGTGCTTTTGCCGCTTCCGCTGGCGCCCACGATGCAAAGCGTCTTGAAATCGAAATCGAGCGGGGGCAATTCAAACGGGTAAACGATACTTTCTCCGGTGAACGTATAATCGAAATTCTTCTGCACCATGTCGGTGAATTCATCCAAACGCACTTTAGTGATGAGCGGTTCGGTTTTTCGTTTTATTTCGTATAATACCGGGCATTCCGAGTAAGTCATTCTTTCCTCCTTTTGTTGGTGTACGTGATCGGAGCGAAGAATCCGCCCCGATCACGGTGTAGTGTGAAAATTCAGTTAATTCATGAAATCGTCGTCGTCCGTGTCTGCGTCACGATAGTCGTCATCGAAATCGTCTGCAGAACCGACAGTGCCGAAGGGCTCGCCATCGCTAAGCTTCTGGATCGAAAGCAGACCTGCGCTGATGCCCTTCTTGCCGGCCTGATTGTAGCCGTAGAAGTTGATCGCTGCGCGTCCGTAGCATCCGCTATATACTTCGGTGGGATCGGTCACTTCGTTGCGGAATGCGTCAACGATGACGGGCTTCTGCTTGCTGGAAACTGTGATCACCCAGCAGTCTTTGCACTCGGGTCCGTAAGGATCGCCGCTGTCGCGCGTTCCGTCGCCGTCGTGAAGCGTGTGATTGGGCTTCGCGGGAAGGCTTGCTGCGCCGTTGCGCTCGCGGAACTTGTCAGCCGCTTCTTTCATCGCGTCCTGGATTTTCTTGTAGGTTGCGGTGTCGCTCTTGGGAATGAGAAGCGTCACGCTGTACTTGGGATCGCCACCGTTTACGGGAGCCTGAGGTTCGAAGATGTGACAATACGAAAATCTTACTTTTCCTGTTACTACTTTAGTTGCCATAATTTTTTAATCTCCTTTTATATAAATATTTTTTATGGTTTTAATTGAAATCGTTCTGCGCTTCAGCGAGTCGATCGTACACGGGACGCTTGTCCGATTCAGGCGCGATTTGAGGCGCACCGGGAGCGCGTTCGATCAATTCGTCGAGCAATTCAGCGACTTTTTTCTTGCCGATCGCTTTGTCCATTTGTGAAGGACTGAGCAATTTGGTTTCGGTGTAGTCTTCGCGATTGTACCCGGCGACGTTCAACGCGTTCGCGACTTTCAATTCGTCGACCCATTTGCGATTGCCGAGTTTACCTTCGACTACTTTATATCCTGGGATATCTTCGCCATTGAGCATGGCGGTGAGTGCCTGTTCCTTGACGCGTTTCAACCACAACGCGATCACGGGTTCCATCGCGAGCACTTCGGTGATCTCATGCGGCGCGAGCTTGGGAATAGCCACGCGCAGATCGTGCGTTTCGACGAAATCGGTGCAAGTCTTAGTCAACTCGCGACACTTGCCTGCATGCGGGCAGAATTTACAGTGCGATCCCGCGCAGAAGTCGCCTTCGCCTTTTGCGGCTTTTTCGGCGATTGACTTGACGGTCGAGTCCGCCCAGGAAATCAATTCCTCGACGGTTCCTTTGTCGACGCTCACGTTATTGATGCGAGGTTGGTATATGTGCATCTCGAATTTCTTCACGTCGTAGACGAAGCCAAAATCGTTTAGCGCGCCTAAGGCGTAAAGCTTCATTTGTGGATTGTCGATCGCGGACACGGGAACGCCCACTCCGTACTTGTAATCGATGACGATCATCGTGTCGCCCTGCAGGATGATGCAGTCACACGTGCCGAAGCCGTCGGGCACCCAGGGAGAAAAATCCACTCGCTGCTCGAGCAAAATGACGGCTTCGTCTCCCTTAATTTGCTCTTGGATATAATCGCGATAACCTTGAGCGCATTCGTACATCTCGGGCGTGATGCCTGGTATAATTTCGTCGTCCACTCCGGGGGAGAAAATCTCACCGCGCGCTGTCGCTTCCGCGACCTCATGCGCGAGCGTTCCTTCGCGGGTGAAATCGGTGTCTTGATTCGGGTATGCCTCAGCCGCGACTGCGGAAGGAGGGCAAGCGAGCCAACGATGCGCGCTTGATGCGCTCAGCAACGCGTGGGCTCTTTCGCTGTGATTGTTCAATCCGATGTGCATTTGAGCAGCCTCCTTTCGGCAGGAATCAAAACCGTGAGACGTTGTCCGGGATGAATGGTGCTGTCGGTTAAACCGTTAAGCGATTTTACTTCGTCGATCCATTCCCTGCGATCCACGTCGTCGGGGCAATAATACCCGGAAATAGACCAAAGGCTGTCGCCGCCTTTTACTGTGTAGATTTCTTCGACCCATTCGACGTTGTCCAACGTGGGTTGAAATACACTATTGAGTAATAAAACGCAAAGAACGATAAAAACGAAGCCGCATAACATGGTAAAAAACGCGTCTGCGATGAATGTTTTCATTTTCCTTTTGTGTCCTTTCTACCGATGAGGCAAAGTGTCACTACCGTGACACAAATGATCAACGTGATGATGATGCCGTTCATTCTCCGAATACCTCCTCCAAATCATGTTTGAGCCATGCGAACGTGACTTCGCGCGGGAGCTTCTCGTCAAATATACCGGCGTGTTCTCTCAAACACACGATCGGCTTTTCAATATATTCGCAGTAATGACGTTCCAGCTTCGCGCCTTCGCTGACATGGGAACCAGGCAAGAAAAGCACGGCGTCCGCGCAGTCAATCATGCCGAAATCGATTCGCATGTATTGCGCGTTAGTTAATCCGATTGGATTCTTTGCGGGACTGAGCGGAATGCAACCGAGCGCGATCAGATCATCTTCTGCACGTTCGAACGCTTCCCAATATTTGTCCACGCCCGTCATCGGGCCCGCGATGTAAATGATTTTCTTTTTTAACATCGTTTACACCCCCGCGAGCTTTTTCAACTGTTCATACACGGCGGGCATCGATTCTTCCGGAATGTCGGTAATGCTCGGCGCGTACTTGTTGACGATTTCTTTTAGCTGCGGCTTCTTGCCCTTTTCGATGAGCACGCGAGCCATGCTTCGGATGTCGTCTTCGGTGACGACGGGCGTCGTCGGTGCAGGAGGTTCGTCGTCCGATTTTTCTTCAAATTGTGCCAACGTGTCGGCGAGTTTTTGCTGCACGTCGTCAGGCGTCAACTGATCCGGATCGACGACTGTCGTTTTGGGCGCGTCGTTGATCACGTGCGCGGTTTTTGCTTCTAACGCGGCGATGAGTCGATCCAGTCGCTCACGATCTTCCGCGCAGAATTCGATTGTGATGTTGTTCATGAGTGTGTTTCCTTTCTTTTATGTATGATCGTCTGTGTGACGAGTTTTTCGGCGGCGAGTTTGATGCGCGCCACACGTTTCGCCTTTTCCTCGATCGTGAGGTTTGGGCGGTGGATTCGAATGATGTTGTTCATCAGGTCCTCCCTCGTTGAGATTTCTCAACTTTCAATGCAAAAAAAATATTCGTGCGCTCGTTCCAATGGGATATGTAACAACGCACACGTTCGCGCGATTTCGTTTGATTTCCACTCCCGTTTGCCGTTCAGCTTGGCGCTTAACGACGCGGGGCTTATGTTCAACGCATGCGCGAAAATTTCATTGGTTCGAAATCGAGCACGAATTTCGCCGCGAAGTTTTGCATACTCCATCATGTACACCTCCTTTCTTTCCGTTGAGTTTTCTCAACCTGTACATGTATTATTATATTCAGATAATTTCGCCTGTCAAGTCTCAAATTGAGAAATCTACATTTTGCACAAAAATTATTATAAAAAACATTGATTTTTCTCAATATTTTCTGTAATATTTAACCAAAGACAGGAGGTGACATCGATGACAAAGGACGAAAAGGTGACCACGACCGCGTCACGTATCAAAGAAGCGATGCGTGCTGCAGGGAAGAAACAAGCCGATCTCATGCGCGAGACAGGTTTGGATCGAAGCGCGATCAGCAATTACGTAGCGGGCAGGTACGAACCAAAACAAAAAGCCATCAACAAATTGGCCATCGCGTTAGACGTTAGCGAAATGTGGTTGTGGGGCTATGACGTGCCGATGACGCGAACGACAACACAAAAAAGAACGACCAACTCGTTGAGTTGATCGCGAAATTGAGAAAAGACGCTGAATTTCAAGAAGTAGTGTCTATGTTGTCTGGATTGCCCGAAGAGCAATATGCCAGCGTCAAAGCCATCATTTTATCCCTCGGCAAGAAGTAATTTATACACGAGGTCGAGCAAATCTGCGTCGGTTATACTTTCTAATTGTTCAATGATGAGCTCGCGTAAATGTTCAATGTTGAGCATAGGCACTCTCCTTCAGAACTGATGTTCGTGTGATTTCTACATTATATTACTATAATATTGTCGGAATTTGCAATATCTTCTCGAAAAGTCAAAAAATTAAAATAATGCGAGGCGAAGCATCATGTGGCAATTACCACCACTCACGCTAGACGAAATATTGCTGTACTCAAGGAAATCACAAACCGACGACCCGACGCTAAGCGTGGAAGAAACATTAGCGAAGCATGAACAAATGCTGGACAAATGGGTCGAGCAAAATTTTCCCGATGCAGGCGCGATCCCGGAAACGAATCGCTATCGTGAAGTCGTATCAGGAGAAACGATTGAAAGCCGTCCGCGCGTTCAAGAAGTGTTGCGACGCATCGAATCGCCAAAAATCAAAGCGGTGCTGATCGTGGAACCGCAAAGGTTATCTCGTGGCGATTTGGAGG